GGTGTCCGAATCGGACACGGCCCGGCTGCTCCGTCGATTGCCGCCCAGCGTCCGCCCCGCCGCCATGGCGCTGCGGAGGAAGCTTGCCTCGCCGGAAGTAAGCACCGCCTCACCCTGGTGCAGCTCTGCCACATAGCCGTCAAAGGGGACGTAATCCAGCCCGTCGGCGTGGGAGCCGTTGATAGGGCTGAGCTTCCACCCACGCTTGAGGGCTTCTTCGCGAGAAATTTTTGATGCCCGCACAAAAGTTCCGGCTTGCTGCATCTGGCGGGCCTTGTCATAGTCAATTACATTTCCATTTACCAGTCCGTTCGCCTGATAATCAGCCAAATTGTATTGACTATCAATGTTTTGGAATGCTTCTTGCTGTAGTTGCTCATGAGATTTTAGCAAGTCGCCAATTTTTTCAATTACGGAAGAAATAGCGCTGACGGCAGTCGCAGCCCAGTCCACATAAACAGATCCGAACTCAATCAAGAAATTTGATGCGGGTTGTAATGCTTCGCCAAGCCGGGCAAGCGATTCATTCATCATCTCTTGAGCGCTATTAGCAGCAATGATGTCTTGGTTGTTCTCCACCCACGCCTGCCCGGTGGCCTGTAGGCCCTGCTCTGATAGCTGCGTCAGCACCAGATTGGCCCGCTCGGTGGTATCGGCGCAGGCGGCCAGACGCTCGTTGAACTCGTCCTCGCTGGTGCCTGCCCAGTTGAGTGCGTCCGCAAAGACGCCGGTGACCTTGCCCACCTGCACCGTCTCGTTGATGCTCTCAGACAGGCTGTCGATGGGGATAGAGTCGCCGTAGGTGGCCCATGCGCCGATAGCCTGCTCCACAATGACCCGCAGGTTTTCCTGGCTCAGCCCCAGCGCCTGAAGGTTGGCGGTAGCCGTGGCGGCCTTCTGCGTATCGCCCAGCACCGCCTGAAACTTTTTGTAGATTTCCGTGGTCTGCTCTTGGGTGTAACCGGCCTGCTTGCTGGAGACCTCCAGCGTCCCTAAAATGGTTCGGTACTCCTTGGTGGACTCTGTGATGTTGATGATGCCGTCCGCCAGAGCCTTGGCCCCGGCCACGGCGGCGCCGCCCACCAGCAGCCCCTTCAAGGAGCCAAGAGACGCCACAACGCCGTTGATGTCGCCGCTCTTGGCTGCCTCGCCCAGCTGGCCGAACGCCTCCTCGATCTGGCCCATGCCTTTGGAGCCCTCATCCCCGGCGTCCTTGACTGCCTTGCCGAATTTATCGATGCTTGAGGCTGTGTTGTCGGCATTATTGCCTGCATCACCTAATGTCTTGCCAAAATCAGCAAGTTGTTTATTGGCTGAAACGGTTGACCTGATGGCCGAATCCAATTTAGAATCGACATTTTCAACTTCCCGTTCCATTTTGAGTAACTGGATGGTCGCATTGTCGAGCTGAGTTTTGTACTTTGTAACGACCGTGCTGTTTTCATCATAGGCGGCCCTGGCATCTTCCAAAATTTTTGACAGCGCATTGACTTTTTCTTTTTGCTGGTCATATTGATCCTTGAGAAGTTTTTGCTTCTTGGTTAAATACTCAGTGCTGTTTGATTGCCCCTCGTATTGCGCATCAAGAAGTTTCATGGAAGACTGCATAGACTTGAGACTGTTATTGACTAAAGAGATTTGCCGCTTAAATTCCGCCTCATTTTTGATGGAAATTTCCGTTTCAATTTTCCGGACCGCCATAGTCTCCCTCCTCTCCGCCGCATAAAAGCGTCACCATGTCCAGATACTCGCCCGGAGTCAACAGCAAGGCGTCTGCCGGGGCCAGATGCAGCCGGGCGGCGCATACAGCCAGAAACCCAATCCGCAGCCGCTCCGGGTCCTCCGCCCGCTCATCCTCCCGGGCCGCCAGAACTAAGTTGATCTCCCCGGCGTCCTCTCCGGAGGGCACTGCCCGGTAAAAGCCCCGCTCAATGGTCTGTTTTACAGCAAGTCGGAGTTTTAGGCGGTCGCAGCGGGCCAGAGACAGAGCCCTCCTTGGGGTGCTGGGGTCATAACCCTGTCGGCGGCTCCAAAGCTCATATTGCTCGGCCAATAGCGCTGCCAGTTTGCGACATTTCCACCAGCCGTCCTCCGTGTCCTCCATGGCCCCGGTGGCCCGCAGGATGCTGTCATGGACGCCGAATCGGTCAAAAATATCAAAAAGCGCCCCCATCGTCAGCATGAGCGGCAGAGGGCTGCCGTTGAAATCCAAGGTAACGTATCGCATGGCATAAACCTCCTGCAAGGGCGGCCCATTGCGGGCCGTCCTTGCGGTAAAGATCAGGTGCTCCAGACGGCCACGATCTCGTGAGCCGCCGCGATGGAGCTGACGGTGTACTTGTGCGCGGCCAGATTGCTGGTCACATTGGTGGCGTTGTCATACAGCGCCGTGGGGTCCTTGGTGCCAAAGTCGATGGCCAGGCTCTGCCCGGCGGTCACATAGGTGGTGCCCTCGCCGGGATTGCTGGTGCCGGTGCCGATATGGGTGATGGTCACGCCGTAGGCCGCCGTGCCGCCCGCCAGCGAGTCAATGAACGCCTCCGCCTCGGACTGGGTGGGGAACTCCTGCCGCTCGCGCCATGCGTCCGCGTTGTCCTTCATCACCCGCAGGCTCACCGCGTTCATTTTGGGGTTGAAGTCGCTCTTGCGGGTGTCCGCCTCCTGCTTCTCCGCGCTCAGCATAGCCGTGACCTTGTAGAAGAACGAGGCCCGGTAGACCAGGGTCTTGTCCTTCTTCAGGATCGGCTCGATGAAGGCGTAGGCGCCGTTGGGGGCGCTGTCCTCGCCCTTGGCGGTCTCCCGGCCCGCCTTGTAGCTGTGGCCGTAGATCTTGGCGTTTACCTCCAGATCGCTCAGCGTGGTCTCCACGTCCACCTGACCGGAGACGAACTGCTCGAAATACAGCAGCATGGCGTCATCGCCGGTGATATCGCCGGAGGCCGTGGTCAGGCTCAGATAGCCCTTGACGGCTGCGCCCATGTCCACCTTCTCGCCGTAAACCGGATGAGTGCCCACCGGCTCGCTGGCAAAGGGGAAGAAGTAACTGGACACCATACCAAGAGGTGTTTTAACTGCTTTGTTGCCCATGGTTTCCTCCTTACAATTTTTTGGATTTCAGCCACCTGTCATAAACCTCGAACTCTGCCCGCGTGGTGGCTTCCGCACTGGCCTCGTTGGCGTCATGCACGGCAGGCCGGGCGATTTGGCCCTTCTTGCCGAACTCGTTGACAAATAAAATCTCCGCGTTGCGGGTCTCTGTGTTGCCCCGCTTCCGCTTGCCCGTGGGGCTGACATAGATAACTCTCTCGCCCTTTTCCAGTTTCACCTTGCCCGGCTTGATGGAATCCGCCACATGCTGGGTGCTCTCCCGGTCATAGATGCCGTAGGCCATCACCTTGTCTCGCTGGGCTTTGGCCACAACTGCGGCTCCGGCCTCCAGCATGTCATCCTGCACGGCGTTCGGCAGCTCCGCCAGTTCCTGAAGGGATAGGGAGAACTCGTCAAGCCCTCTGACCGTGAAGCCCATCAGCCCACCTCCAGATCCAGATCCAGCGCCTGACATTCCAGAACGTAGTGCTGGCCCTCCAGATCGCTGGCGTTGGTATAATCACCCACCGCAAGACCGGCGTCCAGCATGGCCCGCCGGAGCTGCCGTTTCAGGCGGAGCGGCGTCTGCCCCAGCGGTAGATACAGGTGCAGCTGGATCAGATACCGAATGGCCTGCGGCTCATCGTCACCGAACACATCCGGAGACTCTGTGTAGTTGAACACGCAATAGACCTCTGCCGGAGTCTCCCCAGCGTCGGGCCGGTACACATCCGGAACGCATACCGGCACGATGGGCGTCACCGCCTGGATAATGGTCTCGTTGATGCTCATACTTAGCCTCCCGCCGTCAGCAGCTTGGCGATCAGCTCTGTATACTCGCCGCCGTCGCCGTAGTCATTGATGTACTCGATCTCGTAGTCCGCGCCATTGTACCGCACCCGGTCCTTCCGGCTGATGGCCGTATGCCCGGAGCGGATCAGGAACCGCACCTTGACGTCGCCCATGTCCGCGCCCTGCCGCAGCGCCTCGGAGCCGCTGACCCGGGAGAACTGCGCCCAGGGGCGCCGGATCACCGTCTCCGTGGTGGCTGCGTAGCCGTCAGCGTCAGGGGAGGTGGAGATCCGCACGATCTCCACCCGCTTATTCAGCTTTCCAGCATTCACGTCCATATCAGCCCTCCGTGTCCGATTCGGACCGCACCGGCTCCGTCAGCTTCAACTGGTTCAGCCGCCTCCGGAAGGCCGGATTGTCGGCGAACGCCTTGTCGGCGGTCTGAGTGCCCCGGTTGTCCCAGGCGTCCAGCACCAGCGCCAGAATGCAGGCATTGTACTGGGGCAGGCGGGCGGAACCGGCCTCCGGCTCCGCCACGCCCGCGTTGCGCATGTAGCTGACGGCGTCCGCATGGAAGCCCTCCAGCAGGCTCAGGTCCTCCGGCGTGGGATCGTCGATCCGGCAGTAGCTCAAAATGCTGGCCTGCCGGTCACTAAACGCCGCCATCCGTCACCCCTCCGATCAGCCGCCGGACTTGGGCAGATTCGCGATGACGAAGCCCTTGTCCACGATCAGGTTGCCGCCCACCATGGCGTCGCCCAGGATGGTGACCATGCGCTCCACAGCCTTCACGCTGTCATCCACCCGGACGGTGTAGTCGCCGAACAGGCCCAGCTCGTAGTTGGCGGGATCGCCGTACAGCATAGTCTGGATGGCAGCGCTGCCAGCGGTGGAGGCAGACAGGGCGGTCAGATCACTGACGATGGTATAGGGCACGATGTTGCCGCCGTCCTCGATGGTGCCGATGTTGGGGTTGCCCGTGGCGGGATTGATCTTGAACACCCGCTGCTTGTCGCTGTTCCGCAGCTTGCCGATGGCCTTCAGGTCCGTCTTGTTCAGCAGCAGCCGGGCGTTCTGGCCGATGGCCTCATCGCTGCCGTACTGGAAGAACAGGTCATCCAGCAGGTTCTCGTCGATGCTGGACACGTCCACGCTGGCCGCGATCACGGCGCCCGCTACGTTCTTGGCATTCTTGATGCCGAACATGTCGGGGGAAGCCTGGCCGTCGCCGTTGACGATCAAAGCCGCCAGCTTCCGGCGCATGGCCCGCATGGCCATGTTGTAGATCTTGGTGTAGTAGTCGGCGGGACTCAGTCGGGAGATATTGCGGTCAACAAACTGGGTCACGTTGAGCTCGTAGGGGCTGATCTTGGCCACGCCGAAGGTGGGGTCGGCGCTGGTGGTGCGGGCCTTGCCGGCGTTGGTGGTTACCTTGCCGCCCTTGGCGTCGATCTCGGAGATCACATAGGGCTCCAGGAAGCTGCCCATGCCGGTCAGGTTCTGGACGTACACCTGATCCACGATGGAGGAGACCACGTTGCCCAGGGGGTCCCGGATGTTGCTGCCGGCGCCGGTGGGCTCCACCAGAGTACCGGTGGCCAGGGTGATGGAGTTCATCACGGCCCGGCGGGTCTCGTCGGCGGTGAAGGTCACGGCCTTGCCGGTCATGAGGGCATGGCCGCGCTCCTCGGCCATATCGCGGGCCTCTGCGCCGGCGGGAGCGGCCATGATCTGGCGGTCCTGCTCGGCGATGAGGTCCTGGATTTTCTGGATGCGGCCGTTGAAATCACAGACATCCGCCATGGCGGAATCGTAGTCCGCCTGGTTGCCCGCATCCAGAGCCGCCTGCGCGGCTTCCAGACGGGCGGTGCGCTGGGTGGTCAGATCCACCAGTTCGCGTCTGAGATTGTACATATTTTGCTACCTCCGTTTAAAATCTGATTTTTTCCAGATCCAGGCGGGCCTGTGCCTGCCAGTCTCCGGTATCTGCATCGGGCTCACCGCCCGTTGATGCTGTGGGTGCCGGGTCCGTCTCCGGCGTGGGGTGCTGCTCCGCCATGTATCTGGCCCGCAGCTCCGTGATGTCCGGCATTCCGGCGCATCCCAGCGCCCGGATGCCGCTGCCGATGGCGTTCATCACGTTCTGCGGGGCAATACTGGCCGTCTCGCCGATGATGCCGTCCGCCAGGCCGCAGTCCACGGCCTCCTGAGCCGTCAGCCACGTCTCGGCGTTCATCATCCGGCGGAATTCCGCCCGGTCGGCTTTGCCGCCGGCCTTGAGCTCGTAGGCGTTGAGGATGGCCTCCCGGGTGCTGTCCAGCATCTGGATGCTCTGCATGTGAGCCGTCCGGTTGCCCTCCGTGTAGGTGGAGGGCAGATGAAGCATCATCTGCGCCACCGGAGAGATCCGGACCTCGTCACAGGCAAGGCACATATAGCTGGCCGCGCTGGCAGCGAGGCTCTGGACCTCCGCCACCGTGTGGACGCCGGATGATCGCAAAACGCTGTAGATCTCTGACCCAGCAAATACGCTGCCGCCGCCGCTGTTGATCTCCAGCACAAGATCCTCGCCCTCCGGGGTGGACGCCACCGCGTCACGCACCGCCTTGGGCGAAAAAGCCGCAAAGCCGAACCACTGGTAGATTTCCACATCGTCATCGGCTGCGACGATGCCGTTAAGTGTTACCCGCATTTGTGTTCCCTCCGTTTCTCTGTTCGCTGAGCCGTGCCCAGTCCTTCAGGGGGACATAGTTCAGGCTCTCCCGGCGCTCATCGCCGCCCTCCACATCCGGCAGGTCCTCCAGTGCCCGGATATCGTTGACGGAAAACACGCCGTTGTTTCTCTGGTTGGTATACCAGGCGCCACGGCTGGCCGTGTCGCCCTTGAGCTCTGCCATCATGTTGATCCGGATCTCCAAGCCCTGCCGCAGTTCCGTGTTTGTCAGCAGCTTCCACGTCTGCTCCTCCGCGTACTGGTTGACGATGGGATGGAGGGTGCTCACCACGTACTCGATGGCGTTCTGCTCGTTGCTGCCGTAGGCCTGCTTGCCCTCTTGCAGCTTGTAGAGGGGCACGCCGAAGTATCTGGCGATATCCCGGATGGTGACCTCCTTGTTTTCCACAAACTGGGCGTCCTTGTTCGTGGCGGCAATGGGGGTGTATTTCAGCCCCAGATCCAGAATGGCCACCCGGTGGCTGTTGTTGGGTCCGGCGTGGACCTTCTCCCACTCGTGCCGCAGCAGGTCCTTCCGGGTCTGATAGCTGCCGTCTGCGTTCTGGATGTGCTTGCCGTTGACGTCCTCCGCCCAGCCGCCCAGATCGCTGTCGGTCTCCAGCACGCCGCTGGGCTGGCCGCCGTTGGCGTAAAACGCCAGATCATACGCCTGCGCCGCCTGTGCCGCTGCCAGCACCTCGCTGGCCCGCCGCAGGGGCGAGATGCCCGTCAGGCCGTCCCGGGTGGTGGCCTTGTAGTGGCAGATGTCCTCGTTGGGCAGCACCATAGGCGTGCCGGTCACCGGATGGGTCACGGTGTACCACACTCGCCCGGCCTCATCCCGCCAGGGCTGCACCAGCCACCAGGGCACCGGGATCAGTTCCCGGATGATCCCTGTCCGGGGGTCCCGGATGATCCAGTCATATCCGTTGCCGCCCTCGTTCCGGCTGTTCTCCAGCACCTTCCGCCGGATGCTGGGCGTCATAGCCTCATTGGGCCGAACATTCAGCAGCCGCAGGAGGTAATGGTCCACGTGCTCCCGGGTCCTGCCGTCCATCACGAAGTTCGGCAGCTTGCTGATGGAGTTGCTTAGGATCTCCATGCACCCGTCCACCGCGCTCAGCTTCCGGGCGGTGGTCTCGGTCAGCTCACCCACGGCCAGCCCGCCGGACGCCGCCAGCGTCTTGACGGTCACGTCATTCCGTACCTGCTGCGGTCGGCTGACGGCCAGCCGCAGCCTGTTGGTCATGCTCACTGCTCATCACCTCCCGGACCGCTCAGCAGGGAGAAGGCGATCAGCGCCCCGCCGGCCACGATCACGCCCAGTGGCAGCCAGATCATCCCGAAGCCCACGGCCACGGTGCCCACGCCGCAGACCAGCAGCACATCCGGGCCGAACCGGGCCAGAGCGCTCTTTACTTTTTTCATGCGGTCTCCTTTCCGGTCCGATTCGGACCGCGTTATAAGCTAAAACCGGGACGGCTCATAGCCGCCGCCAGATCCGGCTTCTGATTTCTTTTCACGATCCACGCCGCCACGGCAATGATCCACGCCACCGTAATATCGATGCGCCCGATACTCCGGTTCTTCATGGGCTTCTGGTTCTCGTTTCCGTCCACAGCGCACCGCACGTTGCCGAAGCACCACCGGGCGCAGGTGTTGTGGACATGGAGCATCTTGTGTTCCCGGATCAGGCCCTCCAGCTCCTTCATAGCCGGACTCATGCCCGCCATGGTCTGAGGGATGGCGATGATCTCCACGCCCTCATCCTGTAGCAGCGGCGTCATGGTGGCCGTCAGGTATTGGTCGATGCCCAGCGCCCGCAGGTCATATCGTTCCTTGGCGTCCAGAATGGCCGCGATCACGTCCCGGTTGTCGATCATGTCGCCCTGGCAAAGGGTGAGGAACCCGGCCCGCTCCCAGTCCCGGTAGGGCACATGGTCCCGCTGCTCCGCCTCCGTCACGCCCTCAAGGGGCCGCCATGCCCGGAACAGGGCCACGCCCTGATCCAGTCCCGGTTGGGGCGGGAATACCAGCACCAGGGCGCTGAGATCCGTCCGCAGGGACATATCCAGTCCGGCGTAGCAGATCTTGCCCGTCAGGTGCTCCGCCACCCAGACCTCCCGCTCCGCCTTGGCGGAGGGGCCGATCTGGGTCTTGTCGTAGAGAGTCAGGGGCAGCCACCCCACATCCTTGGTGCTGATCCACTGGTTGAGCCGCAGCCACCGGAAATTGCGCTCCGCTGCCTCGCTGGCCTTGGCCGCCCGGGCGTCATCCCGGAACTGCCGGGGCTGGATCGTCACCCCATAGCTGGGGTTGCAGGTTTTCCACAGCGCCTCGTCATAGATGTCCAGCTCCGCGATCCTGTCTGGATCGTCCTGCGTCAGGGTGGAGATGCCGTACATAATGGGGAGCCACTGCGGATCGTCCTCATCCATGGGACGCTCCGGCTCACCCCGCCGCCATGCCAGCAGCCTGCGGCACTTCTCGTGGATTTCCCAGCCGATGGACTTGCGGTCCGGGTCATCGCCGGCTGTGGTCAGCACGATCACCGCCTGCTGGAGCCGGGCCGCGTTGGAGCCCACCGTCAGGACGTCCCACAGCCGCCGGTTGGGCTGGGCGTGCAGCTCGTCGATGATGATGGCCGAAAAGCTGAAACCGTGCTTGGTGTCCGCGTCGCTGCTGTAGACCTTCATCATGCCGCCGAAGCGGGTGCGGATCTCCCGGACGCTGTCCCGGCACCATGCCAGCGGCCGGTGGGCCGGTTGGCCCAGTGCCGTGTGCTCCACCATGTACTTGGCGCACTGGTAGATGATATCGGCGTTGGTCTTATCGGCGGCGAAGATGCCCACCTGTGGGCGGCTCTCGCCGTCATTCACCAGCAGATTCAGCCCCAGCCCTGCCGCAAACTCGCTCTTGCCGTTTTTCTTGGCGATCTCGTCATACAGAAACCGGCGGTATCGCACCCACTGGCCGCGATCGTTGCGGATCTGGATGCCGAAGAACTCCCGGATGGCCCGCCGCTCCCACTCCAGAAGGTGGAAGGGCTGACCGGCCCACTGGTTCTGGCCAAACACCAGCATGGAAAAGAATTTCTCCACACGGTCCACTTCGGCCTGGTTGTATCGCAGCTCCGCACCGTCATCCGGCGTCGGGACTTCGATACTCGGCGCCAGCGTCAACATCTCAGGCATACCGATCCATGCCTCCCCGGATCAGCTCCAGCATGGGGTTGCTGTCCTCCGTCGCCTGCTTGCCGGTATCCGGCACCACCAGGCGGCAGCGGCTGGTGACGGTCAGGCCCATATCGTTGGCGCAGTTCCGGGCCTGCTTGAAGTATCGCTCCTGGATCTTGCCCCAGCTATCCGCAGCCGCTAAGTCTCGCTTTTTTCGTATTTGCCCCGTCTCCGGGTCTTTTTGCGACAGTGCTTTTTCCACCTCTGCCGTGGCAATGAGCCACTGGTGCTGGGCCACCAGATAGCGGCCCAGGGTATCGGCGTCCAGCTCCGTGTAAAGCCCGGAGGCGATCAGCCGCTTACCGATGGCCCGGAAGTCCTTTTTCAGCGTCTCCGGCAGCCACTTGGGCGGCTTGGCCGTCTTGGCGGGTGAAATCTTTACCTCACCGGCCCGCCGCTCCGCTTCCTCGGCGCGGCTCAGGTGCTTGCGCCCGTTGGCAAGAACCACATCTGTCGGTTGTCTTTTCCCGGCCATTCCGGCCCTCCTTTCTCCGCTGGTTTCGGATAAACCGCTGCATATCCCGTTTCAGGTACGGGCTGCTGGTCCGCGCGATGATCCGCTCAGCCTCCTGTACCGTCATACGGCACCGCCGTGCTTCCCAAGGCTTTTTATAAGCGCCTTTTCGCGGTCAGATAATGGCCAAATGATTTTCCCATCCGTTGACATGCGGGAGTTTTGCTGAGATTCAAAAATGGCAGCAAAACGTGCGCTCATGACTTCCAATGCGGCTTCTTCTGCTTTGGATTTCTTAGCAGCTGCTGCCTCTGACAACAAAAAGCCGGCGCCAAAAATGGCCTTGCCTTTTTCCTTTTGGGCATCCAGAGCTCGTGTAAATTGAAGATCCTCATCGGAAAAACACAATGACTGGCCATGCTTCGCAAGGTCAAAATCCTGAACGCATAAAACGTTGCGCGGATAAATGTACCCAGGGGGTTCAATGCGGGACTCGCCCCGGTTGCGCTTGTCAGCTTCATCTATCAAAGAAAACAACTCCCCGGAGATCTCCACACGCCACCCCCCCAAATTTGTGACAAAGGACGTATTGACGCGGGCACCGTTTTCGTACGTAACTGAGGCCGAAACGGGCACGTAGTTTGATTTTCCCGCATTTATGGAAAACAGCGTCAGCGCTGGAGCAAACAAGAAGTAGCGGATGCCATGCTCATCAAAGAATCTGCAAATCTGCGAAAGAATAGAAAATGGCGGATTGTCGATCACCACGCAGCCTTCCGGGTAGTCCTCGTGCTCATAATCACCGCCCGGGTAAAACGGGCGGAGGATCTGAGCGTCACCCAGTTTATAATGCGATATAGCCCAATCCTTGACGGTGTCATAAACGATCTCAGGAGTAAAACAATCATCCGTTGTTTTCTTGGCCTTAAACTTATCGGTAAACGCCTCGTATTCATCGGATCTTTCGCCCTCCTCGTCGCCCCAGAAGTGCTTACCTTCCGGCTCCGCAGCTTTTCCGGGAGCAGCCCGGGTGTAGGCGTTTGCCTCGATGGCTTTCAGGCTCTCCGCGTCAAAACCGGCGATCCCGGTGTCAAAGTTCAAAGCCTCCAGACCCTCCAGCTCGATTTTCAGCAGTTCCGTATCCCATGCTGCCGTCTCGCTCAGCCGGTTGTCTGCCAGAATGTACGCCTTGCGCTGGGCCTCCGTCAGGTTGGTCACCAGCACGCAGGGCACCTCGCTCATGCCCTCCGCCCTGGCGGCCTCCACCCGGCCGTGGCCTGCGATGATGTTGTTGTCAAAATCGATAAGCACCGGCGTCACGAAGCCGAACTCCCGCAGGCTGGCCCGGATCTGGTTGATCTGCTTAACGCCGTGCTTCTTGGCGTTGTTTGCGTAGGGGATGAGATCGTCAATGGGAACCATGGTGAGCTGCTCCGCTGCGATCCGCACCGTCTGATTGTCTCTCGTCGGCGCCGGATTGACGCCGCCCTTTCCGGCAGTCCCGCCGGGTGTCTTTTTCTTTGCCATGCTGATCCTCCTGTGATACCCGGCGCACACGGCGACCCCGATGCGGAGGGAATCGACAAACCCTATTATGCCGCGGAGAAGCGCGTCGAGGTGCTGCCCCGCCGCGCTGCAACGGTGGAGATGACCGCTACGATCGCCAACTCGCAGACGGTGGTCCGCGCCACGGAACAGTTCCTCAACTATTTCCACGACGCGCAGTTTACCGTAACGACGGCATCGGGCAACCAGTTCGACTTCACGCCCGGCAGCACGCCCGCCGTGGTCAGGCCACGGGCTATGC